CGCTGGTCCTCATTGGTGAGGACAACCTGGACAACAGCAAGGCCGCCATTCGGGCGGATTGGGAAATGCGTCGCCGTCGTGCGCGCTCGCAGGTAGTCGAGATCACCGTGCAAGGTTGGAACATGCCGGGGACTCGTCAGCTCTGGCCTGTCAACCAACAGGTCCGAGTGACGGATCCTTGGTTGGGTCTGAATTCCGTGCTCCTGCTGATCACCGCCGTCACCTTCACCCTCAATGCTGAAGGCACTCGCACCCGACTGTCGTTGATGCCGCGTGAAGGTTTCGAGGTCGATCCCATTCCGCCGAAAACGAACAAAAGGAAAATTGACGAAGGAGACAGCTGGTCATGAGCCGCTTATTGGCACCCATTAAAAGAAGCTTGAGCCTGATGGTGGGTCGCTGCCTGCTGATCGCGGCGAATGACAACCTGCAGCGACAAAATGTCCAGGTGCGCTTGCTCGCCGATGAAGTGGCTGACGATGTCGAGCATTACCAGCAAGCCGGGTTTACCAGCGTGCCGCTGGGTGGCGCGGTGGGTTTGTTCCTCGCCTCAGGTGGCAAGCGTTCCAGCTTGGCCGCCTTTCTCCTGGAGAACAAAGAACGGCGTCTCAAGGGGCTGGAGCCAGGAGACGCGGCGATCTATCACATCGCGGAGGGCCATCACCTGGTACTCAAAAAAAACGGTGTTGCACTGCTGATGTGCAAGCGCTTCGAAGTCCAGGCCAGCGAACAGGTCGCGTTCGATACGCCATTGGCCAGCTTCAGTGGCCAGGTGGAAATTGCCGGAATCAGCACCGCCCAGGATCACCTGAGCAGTGGCGTTAGTGGCCTGGGGCACGCGCACACCGGCAACCTCGGCAATCCCACCAGTGCACCGTTGGGAGGTGCCTGATGGACTTGGCGATGCAGTGGCGCAACGGCTACGGCTATCTGCACCTGGTCGGCCCGGATCTGGTCGAAGACGACGGTTTGCGCAGTGCCGTGCTGGTCAGCCTGTTTACGGATCGACAAGCGCATGTCGATGACCGCATCCCGGATGGCAGTGCCGACCGACGCGGACATTGGAGCGACAGCTATCTACCTGGTGATGAACAGATTGGGTCACGCCTCTGGCTGTTGGACCGCGAAAAGATACAGCCTGAAGTTTTGCGGCGGGCCGAAGATTACAGCCGCGAGGCGCTCGCGTGGATGACCAGACGCGGCGCCGCCCGTTCAGTACAGGCCCGCGCCTGGACCACCGGGCGCGATGATTTAAACCTGCAAATTTCCATCACCCGCCCCAACGGTCAAGTCGAAAGTTTTGATTTTTTAGATATGTGGAAAAAGGAAGCACAGCATGCCCTTTGAACGCCCGACGTTACCCACCCTGCTGGAGCGCTCCGCCACGGATGTCGAGGCATGGATACCTGGCGGCGATGCACACGTCCCCAATCACAAACTGCACCTACTGGCCAAGGTCAGCGCCGGTGCCGCACACGGTCAGCACGGCCACCTGGCTTGGCTAGCGGATCAGTTGTTACCGGACCTTTCTGGTTGGGAAAATCTGCTGCGCTGGGGCAGTTTGTGGGGGCTGTTCCCGTTGACCGCTGCCGGTACTTTCGGCGAGCTGCCGGTGACTGGGCAACCGAGGGCCTTGTTGAAGTCTGGCGAGACGTACCAGCGGGCGGACGGTTGGGAGTATGTGGTGTCGCAGACCACCAACCTGAACGACCAGGGCCAAGGTCTGGTGCCGGTGGTCTCACTGGTCGGGGGCTATGCCGGCAACTGCGTGGCCGGTACGGAGCTGCGACTCGCTCGATCAGTCGCCGGCATCAGCTCTACCGCCAAGGTCGGCGCGGATGGTTTATCCAAAGGCGCCGACGCCGAAAGCCTGGAATCCTTTCGTGAACGCTTCATTTTTTTCCTGCGTAACCGGCCGCAAGGCGGCGCCTTGCACGACTACGTGGCCTGGGCTCGTGCCGCGCATCCGGCCGTGACCCGTGCTTGGGCTTACAGCAACCAGATGGGCGCCAATACCATCACCGTGCGCCTGGTCTGCGATCACGATCCGGCGGGGTTGATTCCGAGCCAGGCGCTGCTCGATGAGGTGTATGCCTACATCCGTGAACGGATGCCGGCGACTCCCGTCCTGTATGTGATTGGGCCGATCCCGGTCGCCATCGACGTTCACGTGTCCGTGATCCCCGACACGCCGGAAGTGCGAGCGGCCGTCGCCCTCGAAATACAGGACTGGTACCTGTCCGACACCGATATTCAACCCGGTGGCACCGTCTACCGCTCGCGTCTGTCGGAGGCCATCAGCAAGGCGTCGGGCGAGCGCGCCCACACCCTCATTTTACCCGCTACCGATCAAGTGCTAGGTGCAGGCGAAATGCCTGTCCACGGCACGCTTACCTGGACCCCTTAAGGAAGATCACCATGAGTGCATTTAGCGACTACCTGGAAGACAAGCTGCTGCGCCTGACCTTGTGCGGTGAGGCTTTTGTTCCGCCGGCACAACTCTACATCGCGTTATTTCTCAGCCCGACCGGTGACATGGACGGGACTGGGACCGAGATGGTCGGCAGTGGTTATCAACGCATCCGGGTCACGTTCACGCTGCCAGCGGCAGACGTGGACGGCAGTACTTACTGCGCCAATGACACCGACCTGCGCTCGCCGCAGCCGAGCACGGCCGACTGGGGCACCATCAGTCATTTTGCCATCTACGACGCGGTCATCGACGGCAATCGCCTGTACCACGGCGCGCTTCGGGAACCGCGCCTGATTGAAACCAACGACCTGTTTTTTGCCTTGGCCGGCGACCTAAAAGTGCACCTGGATTAAGCCCATGGCCGTGTATAAAACACCACTGCGCGCCGGCATGAATTGTGGGTTGCCCATCGTCACCTGGTCACCGTCATCCGGCGCCCAACTGCTCGCCACGGCGCACGTTGGGGGCGCCCTCGGGCGTATGCGCCGAGGCCAGGCGAATTTGAATGGCGAGGCGCAGGTGTCCGCCACCGGTCGACGCTTGCGCCGGGTGACTGGGCGCTTGGCTGCACGGGCGCAGGCGGCGGCGCAGGCCTACCGCTTGCGCCGGGCCACGGCCTCAGTGCTGGCGATTGCGCAAGTATCCGCCAACGGCCAGACCTGGCTGCCGTTACAGCCCGAGCGTCCGGTGCGGTATCGCCGCTACAGCCGCGAGGACTTTCAGGCGCAGTTGCTCAACCTGTTACCGATGGGCCGAGCTTGGCCTCGTGACGGTGAGGACGCGGCCTTGATGGGGGCCTGGGCCGAGGAGATGTACCGCATCGAGCAGCGCGGCTGGAAACTGCTTGAACAATGGGACCCGCGCACCACCGACGAACTGTTTGAAGACTGGGAGCGTTTTTTTGAGCTCCCTGGTACCGGCACCAAGGAGCAGCGGCGTCAGGCATTGATTGCCGAGTGGTTGGCTGGCGGCACCTTAAGCCGTGAAGACATCGACGACATTCTTGATCGCCTCGGCATACGAGCGACGATTGAGTATGTGCAGCCGTTTTGTGTCGACATTTCAGCCGTAGGCGATGCCCTGAACACGGATTGGTACAGCACCTGGATTGTTTACGTACATAACCCGGACGAGGTCGACCTGGTGTGGCTGCAGGCCTATTTGCGCCGGCTCGCCCCAGCGGGTGACTACGTACACGTGGTCGCTGACCCAAGACCTTAAGGAGAGACTATGGACCGCATATTTAACCCCGAACATGCAACCGATGATCGCCGTTTCACCGAAGGCGATTACGAGCTGGATATTGTCGCCACGCCAATGGCCCCCGAATGGCTCAACAACGTGCAGGAAGAGATATGCGCGGTGATTGAGGACGCAGGATTGAGCCTTGACCCGGCTAACCAAACTCAGCTGCTGGAGGCCATCAAGCGGTTGGCCCCGTCAAGCAGCCACTCGACACAAGTCGACGTGTTTGAGTCTAGCGGGACTTTCATTAAACCAGCCGGTGCAAAGTCGATTCATGTTTTGTTGATTGGCGCAGGCCAGGGTGGCGCGAGTGGGTCTGTTTGCCTGCCTGATGGTTCTGCCATGGGCGGTATCGGTGGCAGCGGTGGCGCGCGGCTTGAACTGACACTCGATGCCGGACTATTCCCTGCTTCCTGTGCGGTCACAGTGGGTGTGGGTGGGATGGGGGGCGCTGCATCAGCGGGTGCGGGGCTGCCTGGAGGCGGTGCAGCCGCAACGACCCTGATAATCGGTAGCAGCCGATACACCGCGGTCAGCGGGAACTCGATTAACAGTTCGGCCGTTTTTCCCGGTGGGCTTGGCGGCGCTACGACGATAAGAGGTGGAGGACTTGGCGGGAATGGCAGCGGTGGTGCGCCAGGCGGCGGTGGCGGCGCGGGCATCAGTGCCGGCAGTGCCTATCCCGGCGGCTCGTCCGCGTACTCCCTACTTCATCACACGACCGGAACCGTGCCCGGTGGGAGTGGGGGGAGTCCCCCAGGAGGGGCCGGGATGGACATTCCTACAAACGCCCAGTACGCCACTTACAAATACCCCGGTGTTTCTGGCGGGGGTGGTGCAAGCCGTTACGACACGACCGATGGCGGTGATGGCGGCCGAGGGGGCCATGGTGGTTTCTACGGGGCTGGAGGTGGCGGTGGTGGTGCCACACTGGAAGGCGGAATGTCAGGTGCGGGCGGGAATGGCGCCAACGGTGTCGCCGTCATCACCACGTTTTTTTGAGGCGATTCGATGAACTATTTTGACATTCAAGGGGAGCCAGGTGCGGTCATCTGGCAGGACAGCGACGGCAATAGCGGCGTGCTCCATGAAACCACCGAAGGCTGGACGGAGTTTCAGCAATGGCTATCAGAAGGAAATGAATTGGCCTCTCTCGAGCCCGTCGATACTCGCTCGCTTGATGAGCTGCGCACGATGGTACGCAGTCTGATCAACGATCAAGCGGACATTGCGCTCAAACCGATAACCAGCCTTTACCCCAAAACAGAAATCGAGTCTTGGCCAGAGCAGTGTCTGGAGGCGAATGCCTGTCTGGCCAATCCTGATGCGCAGACCCCGCTGATTGATGCCATCACCGGTCCCCTCGCCACTTTGGACAAACGCGAATTCTGCGATGCCATCTTGAGCAAGGCCGCCACGTACAAAGTCGCGGTCGGTTCGGTTATTGCGTGGCGGCGGGCCGTGGACGATTGGGTCAACGCGCAGGTCGACCGCGAACGGCTGCTTGGTTTCGTCCCTCAATTCCCGGAGGTGCCACATGCATCGTAACGACCACCCAACGGCGATCAATGGCCAGCACCACAAAGGCGATCCGGAACGCAATACCCCGGCCACCGTGGTCACTCATGAGCTGATGAACGCCCTGCAAAACGAAGTCGCGCACGTCGTCGAGGCGTATTTGCCGAGCTTGGACAAGTCGGACAACCACCAGTTGCTCCAAGCCATCCGTCTGGCCATCACCACCAATCTCGTTGATGGCGACTACGTGACCCGCCCTGAGTTGGGAAACGCAGCTTATAAGAATGTCGGCGCCACTGCCGACCAGGTGGCAGCGGGTAACCATGGCCACGCCGATCTGGCCACCAAGCAAGAACTCAGTGACCACATCGCCGCGCCGGATCCACATCCCCAATACGCGCTCGAAAACACCTTGGGGAACGCGGCCTATAAAAATGTCGGTGCCGGGCCAAATGACGTAGCGGCCGGCGACCATACACACGGCGCCACAGGATCGCAGGTCGCGATCCTCACCGGGGTTTTATCCAATGAACAGGTTATTCCGCTGCCGGCCGGTTATACCGAGGCGCAGTGTCACTGGATCGTCTCGCCGCACACCGTGGTGGACCAAGGGACGCGAGACTTGAATTCGTTCCAGGTGTACACCGTGGGACGCGTGGTGAAGATCCTGACCGAGTTCAATAGTCCGATGGCCGCCAACCGGGCGAACTACATGATCGTCGGCGTGAAATAGCACTGGCCCATGGCCAACGCCATGGTGTTTCGCACTAATCTAAAGGAACAAGCTAAATGAATCGATTGACCCTGCTGGGCTTGTGGATCATCTGCGTCGCGGCCGCTGTGGTGGCCTCGATCTGGATGCTCCTGGCCACGTTGGCCGGCAGTACTCGCGCTTGGCGCCTGGCCATTGCTCATGATCAGCTCGCGAATGCGGCATTTGGGGGGAATGAGGACGAAACGATCAGCAGCCGGGCCGGTAAGGCTGCCCGCGCCGGTCGACGCTGGGGCTGTGTGTTGTGCAAATGGCTGGACCGGATCGATCCGGGACACTGCGAACGCAGTATCGAGTTAGACGAGCAATAAAACCCTGACAGAGGGAAGCGCCCTGTTGGGAGCCTGTCAGCATTGAATTGCAGGGGAGTGGTCACGTACTTGCTATCGTCTTGCATAATGGGTGCTCCTTGGTACTGAAGAGAGTCAGGGTCGCCAAGTGCTGGTTATAAATACAGTATCTGGCGAAATCTCTCAAAGGTATCCACATGCACAGCTCCCCCATCATTCCCTGGCTCGGCGGCAAGCGCCGACTGGCTGACCGCCTCCTGCCCTTGTTCCCTGCCCATGAATGCTACGTCGAGGTCTTTGCTGGCGGGGCTGCGTTGTTCTTTCTGCGCCCGATGCCGGCCAAAACCGAGGTACTCAACGATATCAACGGCGACCTGGTCAATCTCTATCGCGTCGTGCAGAACCACCTAGAAGAGTTCGTACGGCAGTTCAAGTGGGCGCTCAGCAGCCGGCAGTTGTTCAAGTGGCTGCAAGACACCCCGACCGAAACCCTAACGGACATCCAGCGCGCTGCGCGCTTCTTCTACCTGCAGCAGCATGCCTTTGGCGGCCGCGTGGACGGCCAGAGCTTTGGCACGGCTACTACTGGCCCGGCAATCAACCTGTGTCGGATCGAGGAGAACCTGTCAGCCGCTTACCTGCGTTTGGCCGGCACTTATATAGAGAACCTAAGCTGGTTGGCCTGCGCCGAACGTTACGACCGCCCGCACACCTTCTTCTATATGGACCCGCCGTACTGGCGGACTGAGGGCTATGGGGTTGCCTTCCCGTTCGAGCAGTACCAGGAGATGGCCGCCTTCATGCGCCGCTGTAAGGGCAAGGTGATGGTCAGCATCAACGACCACCCAGACATCCGCCAGGCCTTCGAGGGCTTCCACATGGAGCAAACAGCGATTAAATACAGCGTCAGCAATCAACGCCAAGGAGG